GGCATATCTTGGATGGCCTAAAGGTAGCAAAACAAACTTTACAAGTTTGTACGGCTGGAGCTTTTTCATTTCTTCTTTTAGATCTAGGTTTGCATTGTAATGACCATTCTCTTGGCTCATCTACAAAACCATGTTCTCTTGTATTACCAACGTGATCTAATATTATGGCTGTCTTATTCTTTTGTGGTCTAAGGATACGTCCTACTTGTTGCATATATAATCCCATCGATTTGGTTTTTCGCAGCAAGATTGCACAAGCAACTTCTGGAATATCAGTACCTTCAGAAACTATCATGCATGAACATAAGACTTGAACAGAACCATTAGCTAAACCTTGTATAGCTTCATCTCTATCTTTTTCTTTCATCTTGCCATCAACAACAGCAGCTTTATATCCAGCCTTCTTAAATTTTTCACAAGTAATTTTTGCGTGATCGATTGAAACACAAAAAGCTATAGCTGGTAAACCATCTGCGTGTGCTTTATATTGCTCTACTGCATCTCCAACAATATCTGCTTGTATTGTTTCTTCTGCTAACTGCTTAAGGTTATAGTCACCACCGATAGTTTTTATCTTAGATACGTTTAGGTTATTAGGTGGGGCATAAACAATATGAGGAGCTAAGAATCCTTTTGATACAAGATGAGGAATATTTACACCAACTACTAAATCTTCAAAATAAAACCCTAAGTTATTTCCGTCTAATCTTTCTGGAGTAGCTGTTACTCCTAAAGTAATTGCGTCTGGATATTTGTTAAGAACTTTAGTCCAAGTATTATTAGGTGCTACATGATGAGCTTCATCAACAATAATTAGATCAGGTTGAAAATGACTCATAAAGTTAAGTCTATTTATCAAAGTCTGAACAGAAGCAACTTGAATGCTGCATTGTTTCCAAGGTTTCCCAGATTGAATCACACCATGCTCTACATCAAAAGATGTAAGTTTATCGCTGGCTTGTTGTACAAGTTCTTTTTTATGAACAAGAATTAAGACGTTTTTATCGTTTTCAAAGCAATTTTTAGTAATTTTAGAGAAAATAACAGTTTTTCCAGCACCTGTAGGTAATACAAGCATTAACTTCTTCTTACCTTGATTTATTTTCTTTTTTAAAGCATTAAGACAATCTTCTTGATACTTTCTTTTTTCTAGCATTTTATCCTAAAAGGTTGCATTTTATATTAATAGCATATATGATATAGCAAGATATGTCAATTCTATGTACAAACCAGTAGTCATGACAAATGACGACTATCACAAACACAAGAATTACTCCAGCACAAATGTTAGAGCTTTTCTTGATAACGATGAAAAAGGATTGGCTAGTTTAGTTCCGAGTACTAAACCGCCATCCAAAGCAATGATTGAAGGTACTGCTGTTCATGCATATATAGGAGAACCTCATTTATTTAAAAGAGATTTTGTTTGCAAACCTGTGGATCTATCTCTTAGAACAAAAGAAGGAAAACAATGGGCTGCTGATAACGCAGATAAGATTGTTCTTGATACTGAGTTCTACAACAACTTACCTCATATCGCTGAGTCTTTTTATAGGAGTCCAGCTAAAGATATATATTTAAAAGATGGTTTAGTTGAAAGAAGTTTTTTCTGGGAAGATGATTACGGAGTTTCTTGCAAGTGCCGACCTGATTGGATTAGTAAAGACTTTCGTAGAATCATCGATCTTAAAACAACAGCCGATGCACATCCAAGAAAATTTAAAAGATCAATCGTAGATTACCGTTACGATATCCAAGCTGCTTTTTATATGAGAGGTGTAGAAGTTTGTACTAAGGTTACTCCAGAAGTTTTTTATTTTATAGCAATAGAAAAGGTAGCACCTTTCTGTGTTGCTGTTTATCAGATTACTGATGATTGGTTATTAATAGGCCAAAAAGATGTTCATGAAGCTTTATACCGAATAGATCGTGTTATTCAGTCAGGAGAACCGCAAGGCTATACCCCAGAAATTATGGCACTATCTCCTCCAGAGTGGATAAATAGTCCATCAAAGAAAAAGGTTACACCTTTAAATTATCATGAAATCCCTTTGTTCTAATGTCTTTTGAAATTAAACGCATACAGCAAAGACTGGACGAATTAGAAAAAGATTCTAAGGGCATCGAGATTATGAGGCTTGTTTTACTTGAAGTAAACGAAACCTTAATTGACATCAAACAAAGATTATTACAATTGGAGATCAATCAAAAATGACATCAGAAATCACACCAACAACAAATGACGAGTCTTCTATCTATTTACAGGATTCTGCATTTGAAATGGCACAAAGACAAGCTAGAAGTTTAGCTGCTTCTACTTTAGTTCCAACAGAATATAGAGGAGAACAAGGTTTAGGTAATTGCATTGTTGCATTAGACATTGCAAAACGTATGAACATAAGTCCTCTTACTGTTATGCAAAATCTAATCATTGTACATAACAGACCATCTTGGAGTAGTGCTTGGATCATTGCACAAATACAAGGTTGTGGACGCTATGAAAATTTTAATTATGAATTATCTGGCGAAGGAGAAAAGATGAAATGTTATTGCACTGCTATTAGAGTTAGTGATGGTAAAAACATTAAAGGATCTACTGTATCTATTGCAATGGCAAAAGCAGAAGGCTGGACTAGAAATAGTAAATGGAGAACAATGCCAGAGCAAATGCTTAAATATCGAGCAGCAACATTCTTTGGCAGACAATACATACCTGATCTACTATTAGGTGTACAAACAAGTGAAGAAGTTGTGGACATCACACCTCTTGATGTAACTCCTGTAGAGATTAATCCAAGTCTCAAGAAAGCAAAAGCAAGTGCTGAAGGTGCTAAAAACATTACGGAGAAACAAGATGACTTCGACTTCTAATAATCCTGTTTACCTTACATCTAATGAACTTGCCGAAAGATGGCGAGTTTCTATTAGTTCCGTTATCAGATGGAGAGAACAGGGTAAACCCCCTGCTTTCTATAAAATCAACGGCAACATCCTTTATAAGCTGGCCGATATAGAGGATTTAGAGAAGGCCAATCGTAAATCTACTACCTCTAACTAATGACTTTTAAGATCAAATTAGCAGTCTTTTCTAACACAGATGAAGACCATAAAAGAGTTTATGGTGACAACTATGACTCAAGTAAAAACTATCCTAAATACTCAGGACAAATGCAAATCCCTGAGTCTGAGTTACCTAAATTTATCGAATACTTACAAAAATGTAAGCCTGATCACAATGAATACTTAGGTGAACCAGCAATACCTGTTAAAGTTAATGGATGGTTATCTACATCTAATAAAGGTGTAAAGTATCAAGGTCTTACTTTCGAACCTGTTTTTAAAAAACAGAAAGAAATTGAAGAAGGAACTAATCAAGCAGATCCTAAAGACTTCAAACTTACGGAGAAAAAGCAAGACGAGGAGTTTCCCTTTTAATTATGTGGCATTAGTTTTCTATGTAAGCCCACTTTTTTGCTATAAGATCCCTTTCGGTCAGTTGGCTTGAATTATCTTATTATCCGTTCACTTACAAGTTTACCTGTACTTAACAGGTATCTATATTTATTTACTATTTCTAAAATTATGGCACTTTATAAAGTCCGTGGAACACTTACAGGTGTTACTCCAATACAACTTCAAAATTTTAAGTATCAGCATCCATCAGAACCGCTATACAAAATTCGTACACCAATCTCACAAAAAAGAAAAAAAACAGAAGAGGATCATATAACTCTTTCTAAATTAGATTTTCTTATGTCTTGTCATTGGCAAATTGATAATACAGATGATTGTGATTGCATTGTTGATAGTAACGGCAATGTATCTTTTGCAGGGTTTAAAAATCCATATATGCCAGCAGAAATGTTGCGTAAATCAATTAGAAATTCTGCAAAAGCACTTAACAACAGAAAAGGCTCTGCATTTGATAGAGGTGTAACCGTTACAAAAGATATGCTTCTTAACTTTAAAGGTGAAAAAGATTGTAATACTATGTGGAATGACAAATTATATGTAAGACTACGAGGTGAAAGAAATGGTAATTTGATATGGATTACTAGAGTAAAAATTCCTGATTGGTCTGTTAATTTTTCATTAACTTGTGATACAAGTCAAGTTGAATTATCAGAACTTGAAACCATGTTAACAGCAAGTGGTATGTATTCTGGGGTCGGCAGTTATAGACCTGAGAACGGTGGTAATGCAGGGAAGTTTACGGTGTCAAACTTTGCATATGAGGAAACTGTTTTAATATAAAAATCTAGGCTTCTTCGGTGTAAGTCCTAGTTTTCCGTTATTATGCCTCTCCTTGGCTTGTATTCCCTTAATTTAAAATTTATTTTTATCCCTTAAATTACAAGTCCGCCTGTACTTAACAGGCACAGAATTTTTCCTAGGCATCTTCGGTGTAAGTCCTAGTTTTATCTCCCCTTACATTCACTTCAGTTGTTTTGGCTCGTCTTATTTTGACTTCGGATGCCTTTATTTTTTATTACTTACAAGCTCGCCTGTGCTTAACAGGTACAGAATTTTTCCTAGGCATAGATTATCTTGTAAGTCCTAGATCTTAGTCTCTTTGTAATTTCCTAATTTGGCTTTAGTTGACTTTGCTTACAAGTTTGCCTGTACTTAACAGGCACTCACTAACTTTATTTTTTTATCATGCAAGAATTACCAATCCTGTCTATTGACTACCAAAAAATACGCAAAAATGACGTATTTACAGAAGAACAAGTTCTTCATCATTTTAAATATAATCTTTTAGGGGAAGAAGAATACAACAAACGTGTCGATAAATATCATAGGAAAGAATATGTTTCTCATCCTGATGAATTTGCTTTTAGAGAAGTATCAAAAGCTATAGAAAATAATTGTAGAGAACTTGGTTATCCTGTTGTCGTACAAACAAAGAGAAAACAAATTCATATTCTTGACGATAAGAATGCTGTTGAATATTTGTCTAACAGGGCTGATTTACATATGAAAAGCTTTGAGAAAAAAGTACACAGACTTCACGTTGATATAGATGAAGATAAATTATCTGATTATGATAAAAAACAGTTTGAACATAAAAAAAATTACTATACCTTAGTGCAGGGACATATTTTACAAGGTCAAAAGTCCTTAAAAGAAATGAGAAAAAGGAAAAGATTAGAAGGTGACAATTAAACAAAAAATTGCAGCAGCAAAAAAACGAATAGCTGAATTAGAAGAACTAATTAAGCTATGGGAATTGAATGAAAATAAGCTAGACTAAAAAAAACTATCTCTATCTTTATGGCTTTAAATTTTTATAGTAAACAATTAGGAAAAGAAATATGTCTCGATGCTTTATCTAAGATTAAAGGTGCTGAGTTAATTATTTTAAAAGATGAAATAGAATATGCTATTGAATCTATGAATAAAAGTCTTATAGAAATAAAAGCACAAAAAGAAAGAGATAATGAACCATATGATAATGAATGGCATCAAAGAGTTAGAAGAAAACAAAAAGTATGTGAGGCTTTTCTACTAGAAATTGCAAAACAAGACGATTTGTTTGAAATTATTTATAAAAACTGCTTTGCTGAATTATTATTAGAAGTAATTAGCCATGAAGAATATAGAAAAATAGAGCAAAGTGCAAAAGTTAAAACAGAATTTATTTTACTTGAAATGAAACAAAAATTATGAAATCAAACAACTTTCCAGACAAAGAAATATTAGCTATGACACCTGATATGGAAGGTGTTACCAGACCAGAAAAAAGTAAAAAAACAAAAAAATTTACTTTTATAGTAAAAGGAAATGGTATCGGATCTTCTCCTATGAAAATATCTACATATGCAGAGTCAATAACTAAAGCAATTAAATATGTAAAAGCACGATGGAAAAATTGTAATTGCGAACTTATCGATTAGTCTTTTTAGTATTCTTTGTTCTTGTTTTATCTATATGTTGTCCAGCTTGGCTTACAAGTTTTAATAAACGTAAATTATCGTTTGCGAGTTTTGATATTAAATCAGGCATCTCATCTGGATCTAATACGTCATACATATCTCTTAAAAACATTTCCACAGCAAACTCTTCTTCTAAACTAATTTCCACTATCATCCAATCGTCTGGTTTACGTCTACTTTTTTTAGTAAACCAACTCGACCAAGGAATTTGTATATCCATGATGTCAGGAAACTGTAACTTATTATCAATTTATCTTAAATTTTTATTAAGTAAAGCTTATGAATTGTTATTAATATGAATAGATACACAACAAAATCATGCCAGGACACTACGGAACAGGAAAAAAGAAAAAGAAAAAAGGGACTAAGAAAAAATAGTTAGTCTGGTAAAGAAGAAACTTTTCTACTAGGGAACAATTGTCTTTCTAAAAAATCAACAGCTTGATCATCTAAATTATTTGAAGTTTGCTTACAAATTGATCTAAGCAAATCAATGACCAATTGTTTACAAGCTGACGTAGAAAGAAACCTTATTAATAAAGGTTTTAAGATCTTTAACATTTGTTTTACTTATAACATTTATTAGTCTAGCTTATTTAGCTATATTTAACATAAGGGTAAGATCTGATCTGCTCTTACTCCTCACACACACTAAGCTCTAGTATTTTTTAAGTTTTTTACTAGAGCTTTTTTATCGTTTTGGCCTAATTTCTGCAACAGCTATATCTAACGAATTTAGTCTTCCATAAATATCTCTCATATCAGCGTGCATATCATCCATCTTTTCTGATATTAATTCTACTTTGGTTAGTAAGCTAACTACATCTTCTCTATTTTTTTTGCCTCTATAGCTAAGTGAACCAGCAGAAACAAATACTGCTGTTAACACCGCGCCACCTGTTGCTGCAAGAAGTTCTACCACTTTTCTGGTTTGTGTCTATAGTTATAGTATATATCATGTTACTTGTATGGAAGAACAACAAGAAAGCAAGATCGAAACTATTGTAAAAGTTTCAATTCTTATTTGGAGTGCTACGCTTCTGACATTAAGCTATATGGAACTTCCTAGTGGCAAAAAAATTGTAGATTTTGATCCAACTTTTATTGCTTCAATTTTTTCGGCATCTACAGCATCCCTGGGCTTAAGTATTGGCAAAAAAAGTAATAATGGCAATACTCCCAAAATTGTGGATAATAAAGATAACAAAAACGTAACACAATGAAAAAATTTTTACCGCTTTTACTTTTACTGCCAACTGCAAGTTTTGCAGATATCACTTCATCAATCAGTTCAAGTATCCAACTAGAAGTCGCTGCACCCGGTACTACAGCAGATCGAATTGGAAATTCTTACTCTGTTTCTGGTACAGGTGTTACTACTACTGACGGAACAACGGCAGGGTCAGTGGGAGGTCTAGGAGCAGTGACTTCGGGGGTCAATGCTTATACAGCAATTACTGCATCACAATTAACTGATGGCGAAAGTTTCACATATAACGTTTCTCACACTACTGGGGACACGATTGAAACATCTTTGACGGTAGGCGAGGTTAGCCCATTTGGAGATTTAACAAGTACTTCTGGAGGTACAGTAGGGGATTTAGATGGTACTGTTGACAATCATGTTATTTCAGTCACCGCTGGAGGGGCTGGTACTACAGCAACAGCTTCTTATGTAACTTCTGTCACTTTGGATTAAAAATGAGCTATGCGGAAGCTTTTATTACTGTTTTTTATATATGCTTTACCAGCTAACGCAAATATTGTCCCTAATTTTACAACCGGGACTATGTCGAGTACCACAAATACACAGACAACAATTACAGAATCAATTACTAGTAAAGATTATAAAACAGGATATGAATATACCGTTACAGGTGTTGGTATTAGTGCAGATGGCGATATCTCGCCAGATGCAACTAACGTTACAGGAACAGTAGGAGGTCAAAGTTATACATGGAAAGGAGCAGATATGACAACAAAACCAGACTGGACACTAACAGATCCTACGTCAGGAGATGCCTTTCAATTCACAGAAAGTTATTCTGCGCCCGGTCTTCAGAACGTCACGACTATAAATCGCACCATAGAAACAGAATCGGTAGTAACCTCTACATCTGTCTTTCAATAGCTCTAATGCCTACAGGTGTTTTAGCTAATTCTGTAAGTCAATCAAATAGTGGAAGTGTAACTAATCAAAACTGGAATGTTAATAATGGAGGATTTCATACCAATCAATATGGAGGCGGTGTTGTTTGCCAAGGAGCAATGATGACCATTACTCCGTTCACTACATTCAATACAAATTATCGCAAGCCATATCGAGATTTTTATTACACCCCGGTGTACGATGAGACAGATATTGTTGGTGACTTTGATGATGACGGTAACCCTATAGGAGACGGAACGCCCGATAATCCTGGAGATATTCTTTTTTATCAACAAAACTATTCTGGTACTAATAAAGATAGTTTTGCACTTGGAACAGGTATCACATTAAATTTTAGTATTCCGTTAGATCGTCAATATACAAAACAATGCAAAGAAGCAGCGCAAGTACAAAACGACTTAAACAAACAAAAGCTTAAGAACCTTGAGTTGGATTGGCATATGGCACGTTTACGTCATTGCGGAGAGAAAAAAATTGCCGGGATAGAATTTACAGCCGACTCTCCTTACTACAACTTATGTAAAGATATAAAAATCGTACCTAAAAAAGGTCAAGTTATTCCGCATCAACATTCTTTGACTTCCGAGAAGTAACTTTTTTTATAGCAGTCTTGATAAGGTTTTTGAGTAAATTAGCTATTATGGGACTTGTAGCAGCCGTAATTGCAATAAGGCTAGTGCTGATAATAAGAGGAGGAGATGGAATCCAACGGTCAATAAATCGACTTTCTTCGAATAAGGTAATACAGGTTTTGCCATCTTCTGAAATTTTATGACCTACAACCTTTTCTAACCTATCTTCTGATGCAAACATACCTACTCTTAAATCTTTGTCACCTGGGCATTTTATAAAAAACTCTTCTTCTTTTTTTTCTGGTAACTTAGGTGTTTCTTGGTTGTATTGAACTTGTTCTTCGTTATTAGTTTTTTTCTCTTCTTTTTTAGCTTCAGTAATTGTTATTCTCGTCCTGTCATACAATAATGGTTTAAATGTTGGCATTGAACCACTAGGACAAGAAATAACTGTACCTGTAGGATCATCTTCATATAATGCAGTATTTTTAGGCGAAGCATCTCTGTGATACCTTACACAACCAGGTAATACAATAGACGGTAGTGGTATGTTTAAAACTTGGTATGGATTATGAGTTGGTACATTAATTTTTGGTATTTCTACCTTTGGTATATATATCTCAGGTATCTTTATCATCTACATCTCCAATAGAAATAGACCAGTCATCTTCTCCAAATGTACCTTTTTCTATTACTTTAGGCTTTTTTATTTTTTTATCTAACTCTTCATGATACTTTTTTATATCATTATCAAGTTCTAAATTAAACTTTTGCATTCGCATCCAATGAATAATTTTATCAATGTAATATTTCACAAGTTTTTTTAAAAATCCAAATATCATTTATTGCTCCCATTTACCTTTTGTTTCCCATTCTATATATTGCCTGTTGCGTTGTTCTACAAGTTTCCAGAACCACGCATTTGAGTCATCTGGATTAATTTTTGGCAAAGGTTTTAGTTTTTTTATCTGCTTTTCTAACTCATCAGCCACTAACCAATCCATATGTTTCATAACTTGTCCAAGTAACTGATTTTCAAAAGCTGGACTTTTCATGTATAAAAACACCATGAACCCCGATCCAAATGTAATTCCAGATGTAATTAATGCAAGAACAGCAATAAAACGAGTCCTTATACGACTTGATGTACGCTGTGATTCTGTCATAAGGGTAAAGATTTGCCTGTAAATTTAGGTATTTTATTTTCTATCAATTTTGGAATTTTTTTCTCTATCTCTCCCATTAATTTATTTTTTACATTACGTTCAAATTCTGGACTTGTTACATATTTATATGTAAAGAATCCACCGCCTAAAATTCCTAAAACAAGAATTGTAGATAAGATTGTTAAAACGTCTAAAATTTTTCTATACATATGTTTAGAGAAGCATTTTTAAAAGCATTAGTGCCAATGACTTTAATTACATTTACAGCAATAATGGCATTATGTCCACTATATCTAACTATGAGTTTATTAACTAGACAACTCACAGAAAAAACTACCCCATAGGAATAAATCTTGGGGGATTAGGTCTGTAATATTTTGGAGGAACACAAGGTCTTTTTAAACTGCATTTTTTGGGCTTTCTTGGCATACGGCATACAGTTACACCGCCACTCCCTTTGCATCTTTTCTTTTTCTTTGGTCTACCCTCTGGAAAATGATTTTTTGGTCTATTTGGATTACCTTCTGGAGATACACCAGCTTCAATGATTGTTGGGAATAATAACCCGATCAAAAGAAAAGTTGAAAATACTTTTTTTACCACAAAAATAATTAGTAAATATTTTTAATTATAATAATTAACTAATTTGCGTCAAATTATGTTTCATTATTTTTATCTCCTATTATTACTTGACGCATACCTGAGAAAGGAGTAAACCATCCTGTCAGTATATATTTATCATTTTTTAAGGGAGGATTTCCCCTGTGTATATGTGTCCAAGATCCTGGCCAAAGTAAAGCTGTATTTCTTTTTGGTTTCACTCTTTCTCTTTGATATAAAAACTCTGTTTCTCCACCTTCTTCTACATCATTTAAATATATCATCCACACAACAGCCCTAGAAGTTTCGTAATACGATAAATTTTCACAATGCCATTCATGATATCCTTGTGAAGGAGAAGTTTTTTGTAATAAAGTACATGAACTTGTCCATTTCGGAAGTGAACTTAAATAAGGATATTTCTTTATATAACTAATTAAAGTTTTATGAATTAATTGTTCATTAATCCATCTTGCTAAATCAGGAAAAAAAGGTTCAAGAACTACTTGTAAATCTTGTCTATAATGTTCAGTATTAAAATTATTATCAGTATAGTTTTTACTGCTATCAGCAATTTTTATAAGTTTATCAATATGTTCATCCTCTAAGACATTCTCAAACCGACAAAGAAAATTTTCCAACATAATTTAACTTTATTCTGGTTTTGTAGGCCAAGTAACTGATGATAAATCTAACTCAAAATTTTCATCTAGTTTTGGTGTGGAATTAGCTGGTAAATCTCTTAATGCTTGTCTATAAGTTTTCCATTCATTAGATATTGCAACTCCAGTTTCTTGTGATACGACAACCATCCAATCACTTTCAGAAATCAATTGATTTCTTTCATCACGCAATAATTTCATTGGTTCTGCATTATCTAGTTCAGCAATTTTGTCGTTAACTTGTTTTTCTGTTGGCGGTGTTTGAGAACTATCTAACCATACAATGTCAGAATACTCTGTGCCATCTATATTATATTGATAATCTGTCTCAAGTTGTTCTAATGCGTCAGCTATAGTGTATTTCATGATTAAGTAATAATTTCAATAGCCATAAGAGATGCGCCTTGTTCAACGGTTACACTTGTATTGTTACCGCCCCCAGATCTCTTTAATTTTAAACGATATGTAACATTATTACCACTATGATTTGTAGTATCTATATACGCTTGACCTAATGGAGTAGTAAAAGTAGGGTTACCTTTGTTATGGAATTGTTCTTTTCCAACAGCACTATTTCCTCTAAAAATATTTGTGAAAGCGGAAGCTTGTTGCCCAGAACTGTTACCAGAACGTCTACCTAATGCAGCACCTACAGCAATCACTAGTATGTCTGAATTTGTTGTTACAGGGTTAATAGTAACCTCTATTGCGGTCTGAAATGATGTTGAAGTTGTTGTAAAATCACTATTTCTACGAGTTTTTTCTGCTTTTACTAAAGCATCTTGATCACTAAAAGTAGGTAATGTTGCAATTGATGTACCATCACCAAAATGTATAGTCATAATAATTTTTCTTTTCTTTAATTATATCTTAAACAGGAATCATGGCTATTTTAAATTTTTTACCAGATCTGTTATTAATCATAAATATATCATTTTCTCCTTCTTGTAAAGTCCAATCTCCCCAAGTACCATCAACCGAGTTAGGATTTTCTGGATGGTTAGAAAAGTGCATATCGTTAACATATAAATTCTTCCACCTCAATGATGTAGAACCTAAATCATAAGCGTTATTTGTCCAAGGATATAAATGTTTTGACTTGTTACTGTTTGTTGTATCAGTTCTAAATACTTCTGTGCCATTTGAAAATAATCTTACATCAGCATCATCTTCACAAATAATTGAATTTTCGTCATCTCTTGCCTGTATATAAATATTTGCGTTGTCGTTAGAGCCAGCATTTCTTATGTAAAGATGACTAGTATGATTATCAATGTAAGATTGACTCCCATTATGATACAATCTCATATCTGCACCAGCCCCTAGACGGACTTCATAACTGTCTTGCCACTCTGTATGCCCAGTAACATTATCATTAGCATCTGATCTTATTAATGTGCTGTAATCTGAAGCACCAGCTATTGTTCCACCAGTAAAGTTTCCAGAACCATTTATACCTTTAGTTGTACCATCAACAAAGAAACCAGCATCAGCCCTGATGTATCTTGGTGTATAAATATTCTTTGCTGTTTCTTGGTTAATTCTTAGCCATGTAGTATCTTCACAGCCAATCTCCCCCATTCTTGTAGTTCCGTTATAGAACTGAAGATGATCTGAAACATTGTTATCTGCTTTTTTAATATGTAATTCAGTTTGTGCAGAACCATCTCCAATCGTGAGAGTTCCTGTCATTGTGTCACTAGCATTTGACTTTAAAAAATTACCGCTAATTCTGGCATCAGGTATTGTTCCAGAGGTTAAAAGTGCTGCGGAATGATTAGGTAGTCTTGCTGCATTAAGTGTTCCAGCGTTTATATTTCCAGCATTTCTGTAGTAAGAACCTTCTTGACCATCTAGTTTGTCTGAATCTAGACCACTACTAGAACCATCATTTCCAGCGTGCCAAACCTTGCTATTATTAACCCTTAGTTCTGCTGCTCCATCAAAATTGCATATATTGTCATTGTCATCATCAATTAAGATTAAAGTTAAACCACTTTTAAAAATAATCCCTTCACCCGGATCGTTAAAAGCTAATGAATTTACACCAGTAATATCATAATTATTACCTGTAATTCCTCCATTAGCTAAATCCCCTACATTTATTCCATTACTAAATGTAGCAGCAGGGAAGTTCCATGTACTTGTATTAACATTTATACTTCCTAAATCTTTATTTCTTGCACCATCAACACTTGTGTTCCAAAATCCATCAAATTCAATAGACTGACTAGAATCCCATCTTATTTTCATTCCGTATAAACTTTGCTCACCAATCCCTAAAAATGGTTGAGAATTTGTTGTACCACCCATCAGTTTTACACTTCTTGAGTCTCCAGAATCAACTATATGACCAGCTAAACTAAGTGTTCCTGTATAAGTATCATTAGCATCAGACCTTAAGAAACTACCAGAACCAATACCATCTAAAGTGTCGGCATCTAGTCCACTTCCATTGCCATCTACAGTTTTTATCTTAGTTAATAAATCTGATGCCGATAACCTTGCTGCTGGTATTGTTCCACTAGCAAGATTAGAAGCATTAAGGTTTGATAATCCTGATCCACTTCCGTTAAAAATTTGAGCAGATATTGTTCCAGTAGAAGGTGTATAAGTTGCTCCCGAATTTGTATCTGCTTGTATAGTTACAGTTCCACTATCCGCACTAGCAAACACAATTCTTTTTGCACTACTGCCAGTACTATCATTACCAAGAACAAGACTAGCTGCTGACCCTGTTGTGTTTTGGTTAAGTGTTGCAACTCTAGCTGCTGCAAGTGTTCCAGCATTAATATTTGATGCGTTTCTGTAATAAGACCCTTCTTCACCGTCTAATTTGTCAGCGTCCAAACCACTTCCACTTCCGTCATTACCTTGATGAAATACGGTATTTCCGTCAATTGTTATCGCTGTACCTGTTATAAGTGTCTGATTTGATGCTGTACCACCTTGCCAGTTTGCGTTAGCAGAATCAGGTGTATTAACACTTAGACCAGCTTCAGCATTTACATAAACATATTCTCCTGTTTGACCTGAGACTTTTCCGTTAGACTCACCAGCATTTAAAATTAACTGTTGTCCATTACCTGTTCTTACTTCACTAGTTTGTACACGTGTAGCTGGTGTAATAATGTCAGGAATCCTTGCATCTGCTATTGTTCCTGTCAATTGACCAGCAGGGATATTTGTTAGTGAAGCACCAGAACCGCTAAAAGTTGTGGCTTTGGCAGTTCCAAATACTTCAAATTTTTCTGTATTGTTGGTATAACCACCAAAACGTGCGATTGCGGTGTATGAATTAGCTGTACCATCAGAGGAATCTATATATAAAGGAATACCTCCACCTTTATCATCTTTTCTTATTCTTGTTCGATATCGACCATCTTCATAACCAGCATCAAACATTAAACCTTTAGTAGTATTAGTATTATCAATATCTCCAGTAACTATGCGAACATGACCTGTAAATTCAATATTTCCAGTAGCAGTATCATTTGCATCAGACCTTAAGAAACTAGCACCTTCAATTCCATCAACAGTATCTGAGTCCAGCCCAGAGCCAGCACCATCTGAAGAAGATGTCCAAATTTCTGACCATGCTCTTGTTCCACTATTATGTGTATTTCTTATATAAAATTTTTGATTGAAGAAATCACCAGCTATTTGCATTGAATAGTAATTAGTTGTATTACTATGTGTACTTGCAATTAAGTGATACCAACCATTAGAAGTTACAGGCCAACCCTCACCAGTTGTAGCTGTAGAAGTCTCATAGAAGCCAGAATCAAATCTTGTGGTTAAATCGTTTTGAGTTTGTATTTCTCTAACATAATTGCCTTCTATAGCATCAAGTTTTGTACCGTCAGCAGCTACGTCACGACCATCTACTGTTCCTGTGACAGTTATGTTTCCTGTTACGTCAATTCCAGCAGAAAAGTCGTGATTTCCTACAGAAGTAATTGTTCCGTTTTTAGCAATCGTAAACTGGCTAGTTAATGTACCGCCATCACCTGACCAGCTATCGCCTATTCCAATAGTCAAAGCTGCGTTGCCAACATTAAATATTTTTGGACAATCAACACCAGCACTATCTCTGTTACCCATTAAAAGTCTTTGACCACCAGCCGAGTCAGATATTTTAAAAACATCTTCAACTGAGCCTGTTCCATCAACTGTAAGATTTCCTGATGTTGTTGTAATATTCCCTGTTACGTCAAGTCCCTCTTGAGCATTAAGGTTTCTAGCTACATTAACTACATTTCCTGACGTTGGAGATAAGGTAATATTATTCTTGGCATATATGAATCCGTCATGTGTAAATCTTATATCGTAGTCATCTGTTGCTGGACTTTTTAAATCAATAAAAGCACCTGTAGAACCACCAACTTCTATAGTTCCGTAATCATCACTTGATTTAATAGTTATATTTGCCGTACCTGATTTATCTATTGTTACGCTCCCAGTTAACGTACCACCAGCAAGAGGTAGTTTGGTTGCTATTGAGTTGGTGACAGTTGTTGAGAAGTTAGCATCATCTCCAAGTGCTGCTGCGAGTTCGTTAAGTGTATTTAATGTACTTGGGCTAGAGTCAACTAGGTTTGATATTGCTGTATCTGTATAAGCTGTTGTCGCAACTTTTGTAGAGTTATCACTTGCTGATTGGGTTGTTGCTGTAACTCCGTCAGTTAATACTCCAGAGCTAGAAGTAAGCCCACCAAATAAAGTATTTCTTGCTGCAATATCAACTCCGTCAACTGTTCCTGTAACGCTTATATTTCCTGTTACTACTACACCATTAGTATTAACTTTAAATCGTTCTGTTGGAGTGATTACATCATTACTTCCACCAGTTACTTGATCATCAGCAAAAAATTGTGTAGCACCATTATTAAACCTAATCATACTGCTACCGCCCCAATTGCCTTGAGTATATTGATAGGCTGATCCAGTTGAACCTGATGTAAGGTTCATGTTTATACTAAAAAATCTACCACCACCTTGCCTGTATTCATAAATTGAGAAATGTCTATCATTTGTAGCACCATTATCATCAATCCTTAAAGCTTCTTGTAGTCCAAAACTTGTATTCGGAGAATCGGGAGTAGTATCTATAATTAACGTGCCATCTGTTATGTCAATATTGCCTGTCACATCAATGCCAGCACCAACATCTAAATTGCCATCTATATCAACGTGTCCATCACCATTTATTTGTAGTCTTGTAGCACCATTAGTAACATCATAAAATCTTAACGCACCAGCATTATCATCTATCAAATAATCAGGATTATTATTACTATCAGCAAAAGTAATTCTAGGTTGAGTATTTGTTATTGTTAAATTCCCAGTTGAAGTAATAGCTCCTGTTACGTCAATACCAGCCCCAACGTCTAAGTTGCCAGCTATAGTTGTGACACCAGCAGAAGAAATAGTTAGTCTATTTGTTGCTGCATCAACATCTCTTATTCTAAATAATCCACCAGCATTACCTACTTCGTAATCATTTTCATCTTCTGCATCTTGAAGTGATAAAAAAGGTTGTGAACCTGTAATAGTTATATTATTTGAGCCTATAGTTCCAGTTGTAACTATATTCTGCGATCCAAAGTTAGGAGAAATCTTTGACCCTGCTATCGCTGCACTACTAGAAATATTTTCATTTTCAATAATTCCTGTTTGTAAATTATTATGATTTATTTTTAATCCTGATGGCAAAGTGCCAGTAGCAAGTTTTGATAAAGCTATAGCTGCATCTGAAGCTACTTTTGCATTATTAATAACCCCACTATCAATCGTAAAAGTTGTACCGCTATTACTTATTGTTAGATCTCCTTTATCTCCATCAGACAATCCAGTGCCTATTTCAGCTATATTACCGTCATCTTTTTTAGTAAATAGTTTACCGTTATCAGTCCTTAAAGCTACTTCTCCTACAACTAAGTCACTGGTACTTGGATTACTGCCAGTTCCTCTCTTAAGTTTAATTCTGTTAGACATTGGTTCACCTCCTTAAATACTGGTCAGCTATCAATAAACCCCTCCATCTATATCAAAACCAGAAACTGTGCCATTTTCTAAAAATGTTATTAAATCAGACAAAGCAACTTGAACCATAGTTCCATTATCATTAATAACCATACGATCTGCTAAAGCTAAAGTTGTAGCAGTTGCTGATGTGCCACCGTCAATAATATTTAACTCTGATGTAGTGACTGTTGCACCGTCAAGAATTCCAACTTCCACACTTGTTAAATCGGCAAGAGCAGATGCTGTAGCTGATGCCATTGTTGCAAGTTCTGTAAGCTCAGAATCTAATGGCTGTTTATTATCTAACTGTGTTTGCAAGTTAGAAGTAACACCATCTATATAATTTAACTCGGTAGTTGTAGCTGTAAGACCATCTAATTTGTTTATTTCTGCTGTAGAAGCAGTAACCCCATCAAGAATATTAATTTCTGCCGTTGTCGAAGTTACACCATCAAGAATATTTAATTCTGCTGTAGTTACAGTAGCGTCATCTAAAATTTGTACCTCATCTTGTGATAAATCTGCTAAAGCACTAGCAGTATTAGCAGCCATTGTTGCAAGTTCATCTAATTGAGGGTCATAAGCCTGTACGTCAGAACCTATAGCAACTCCAAGATTTGTTCTGGCAGAGCTTGCGTTTGACGCTCCTGTACCCCCATGTGCCACTCCTATATCTGTACCACTCCAAACACCTGATGTGATAGTGCCAACTGAAGTTAAACTTGACGCTAAAACTGTTGAGCCAAGTCCTGTCTTTGATAAAACAACAGCACCATCAATACGGAAATTTTTAGATGCAACAAGTTCTATATGCTCTGAAGATGTCCAAGAATCAGTAGCGTTTAACCAATTAAATGTGTGATCCTGAGTTCCTTTTAAAGTAAGCCCACCACCGTTTGCAGTTGTATCAGTAGGCGAACTTACTTTACCTAATTCAATATTTTTGTCTGCGACATCAATTGTACTACTGGAAATAGTAGTGGTAGTACCTTGAACTGTTAAGTTTCCAACAATTGTCAGGTTTTGATCTATAGAAAAACTTGGAATTGTAGCACTACTTAAATCAACAGTTCCTGTAAAAGTTTTGTTACCTGATACTGTTTGATTTCCAGTTTTATCAACAAAAGCTCCAGAACCAGCTATAGCTTTAATAGATGAAGCTGAACCTCCAGCACCGCCTGACCCGATACCAAGATAAAGAGTGTCATCAACTGCGTTATATGCTGGTTCTGTTTCCATCAAAGAAGATGGTGCGCCAGCAGCACCTGATGCTCTTCTTTTAAATCTTAGAATGTTTGCCATGAGCTTAGTTTAGGTAAAGGCTAGTGGTAGCAATGGATTTCAAAAATTTCCTCCATCCGTTAATTCAGTTGGAGTTACATCTGCGTCTGCCCTGTAAGATTGAGCCGAAGCATCAAACCTAATGATACTCCCATCTACCCTATTATTATCAATTAAATCTAATCCAGCAGCACCTTGACTACCTTGTGTTATTACAGAAACAACTTTTGCTTTCGATGAGCTTCCATTAATGTTAACTTGAGTTTCATTTACATGAATTTTATTTTTTACAGTAGTGACTTCAATTTTGCTCATCTTGTATAGCCTTGACTTACAGTTATTCTACCCTCTATATAATGTTCTTTCAAACCATTACTATTTGTTAATAAAACATCATAATACAATTCATCTGGAAAGTTTTCAGTTTGTGAATCTGTTAAAACAAGTGTTATTTTTCCATTTTGTTTATCATCATAAACAACTCCAAATGTTGCATATTTACAATCTCTATCCTTATCCCAAGCTTCTGAAGCAACAGTAAAACCAGTAAGATCCATAGCTACTTCAGATCCATCAGCTTGTGTAGATTTAAAAATATACTGCTCACTCCAATCCATACCTCTTTGAAGTGTAAAATTTCTTAAGGCTGGACTGATTGCCATAATTATCCTTCAGTATCAGGTGCTGCGTTTGGAACGTCTTCTATAGGAGGTTCAATCTTATTATAAGCATTAATCTCACCATTCAAAGCATCAACTTGTTTTTCTATTTGTCTTTGTTTTGTTAAAATTTGATTTTTTTGAGTTTCAAGTTCTTGAAATTGTTTTACAAGTTCTTGACCTTCTGATTGAGCAGTAGCTCTTAGTTCTTGAATAGTTGACATAAATAAAAATAAATATATGTAATCTTATTATATATTGTATTAACTACATTTCCACTTCTATTAGATTAAATTTATAAGTTTTCCCATTTCTATGATTTTTTAAAAATAAATCATTTTCTCCCTCTTGAATTGTGTAATCACCCCATGTTCCATCAACATCGTTTGATTGACCTTTATTTGATAATTGCAAGTCATTAACATATAAATTATTCCATCTATCATCTGTTGAACCTAAATTTTTAGAGCCATCTGGTATAACATCAGTATCAAAACTTAAAGCACTTCCTGTCCATTGTATCCTTGCAGCATGGTTATCGGTAGAACCATCAGTTGCATGAAAATCAAGCGTTTTTCCTATTTCTATAACCCCTGAACTATCAACATATGGCACTACACCCCATCTATTACCACTTATTGATAATATTTTATTACCTAATCTTGTTGAATCACTAGCTGTTAAAGATATAGTTCCAGAGGCTGTTAAATCTTCACAACTTATATGCAATCCAGATAATGTCTTGGTAGATGGATTGTAATTCAAATGTGCATTATCAGTATCAATATATTGCCTGTTGTAGCCTGTATCGTTTTTTGTTGAAAAAGTTACTTGATATTCAACAGCATCATTTTTTTCATCAATATCAATATTATTAGCATTAGTAGCCGTTCCTGTGACATTACCAGTAATTTGACCATCAACTTGCAATGTAGAAGTGATTCTTGCAGTACCAGCAACGTGTAATTTATGAGAAAAAGATGTAGCACCAATTCCTAAACCTGTTGTAGTTAACCTCATAAGGTCGCTTGAACCATCTCTAGTTCTATACCTTTGAACATCAGCATCTATAAATGAATCATTTGAATCAGTACCAAACCTTGCGTAACCATCATTATTCTGAACTCTCATATATACAGCACTATTTGTTGCTTGCTTAATATGTAATCTATCGTCTGGACTTGTATCATCTCCAATACATACAGCACCTCCAGAATCAATAATCATTCTAGCTGTGTTATCTGTTAAAAACTTCATATCTGCTGCCTCGTTAGCCTCAAATATCAAACTTCCTGTTCCTCTGTGAATTAAGCTTGTAGCTGTATTAGCACCACTATTGCCTCTAATAATTCTAAAACCATAATCTGTATAAGTTTCATCACCAACTAAATCTATATAAGCATTTCTATTACCAGAACCTCCAGCACCTACCTCTAAATAGCTACTTGATGACCCATTTTGGATACGAAAAGTTCCTGTAATATCGAGACTATAGCCTGGATTTACTGTGCCTATCCCAACTTGGCCGTTTGACTCGATCGTAAATCTATCTCCACTATTAGTTGTAAATCTAAGTTCATTTGAAGCACCTAAATACATACCATTTGCTGGTTTTGTAGAGCCTGTTACATTAACTCTTGCTGCTTGAAGCTGACCAGATACTGTATTATTTCCTGTCGTAGAAACATTACTTGTAGTTGTTAAAGCTCCTGTTTCTAAATTTACAAACTTGTGAGTTCCACTTGCACCTTCTAATCTTTCAAATGCATTATTAGCTGCATTACGTCTTTCAAAATAACCAGCAGTATTCCACCTAACAGCCCTTACAGGATAACTTCCACTATGATTAGTTCCATCAGAAAATAAAGATGATATTGTATTATCCCTTGCTTTAAGCTCAGTAATAAAATTTGTATATGTGCTATTTAAAGCTGGTTTTGTAAAGTCAGACATTTAAACTCCTCTTACAGTAAAGTCTACAGTGACGGCAGAAGTAGCACCACTATTTGGAACAGGATTGCCACTATTATCAAACAAGTATATTCTAAATCCTTGTGAAGGATTCGCAGTATCTTCAAAATCATAAATCGCATATTTAGCAGCAGAACTTGATCCTCTTATTTGTAAAGTTATTGAATCTACGTCAATAAAAGTTTTATTGAAAGTAACTAACTTACCACCGCTAACATCACTTAATGTAACGCTTGTATTTCCTTGATCTGTAAATTGTTTTAAAAATGTTTTTGTTCTAACAACATTTACTTTTGCTAGATCATCATTATCAGCACCATCAAATCTATGAGTAACTCGTATAAATCTAAAATTAGTTGCTATAACTTTATTTTTATTTTGACCAAAAGAAGTAAACGTACCAGCAGAACCACTACCATTATCTGGTGCGATTTCAATCTCTGTATTAAGTGATAATCCATTTCCAACAGTAAAACTATCTTCAAATCCAACTGTCGCTTCTATTTTTGTTTTTGCAATAGTAGCTCCTGTATCTATTGTTTCTCTATATAATCCTGAGTTTAAAGTAGGTAAAGCATAAGGAGTCGAACTACCATATACTCCAAAAGTCCTAGATGTATCATTATTATTTGGATCAAAATGTTGTTTCCAAGTTCTAGAGGTATCTATACAATAAAATATTCCGCCACCTTCAAAAAAACCATTTGTTTTCGTTCCACTCAAATCACTAACATGATCTTGTTTTAAGATAAAATCAGGAGGTTCATCTACTTCAGCAATTACTGATTTTGATAAACCTTGATGACCAGCAGTATTGATAGGAAATATTTTATATTCAAAAGTACCACCAACTTGTTCAAAAACTGTTGTAAAAGTTCCTAGTTTTTGTCCAACTAAAGTAGTTAAACCACCTGCAATTTTATATATATTATAAAAAGCTATAGGAAGTTGCCCTACACCTACAGAACTTTCCGTCCAGCGTAATAAAACATTATTGTCAATAACTTCATCATTAAAACTTGTAACTTGTGATGGTGCTACTACTTCAAACATCACATCAGCCAAATCTCCCTCATTACCATTAATATCAACAGCACGAACAAAATATTTTTGTTTTACCTGTGACCATGTTACTTCTTCAGTTACAGATGTACCATTTTGCATAAATTTAGCTGCTCCCATATTTGATTGATTTGCATTTTCATTCGCACGATATATTTTATAAAAAGCAATTGGTAGTCCATTAATTTTAGTAGCATCAGAAGGGTTTTTTGCTTTTGGCACTTCATCCCAATCTACAAAAGCACTAACGCCAACTACTGTTGCTGAAAGGTTTTGTGGTGCTGGAGGAGGAGTAACAGTTACATCTGGATAATCTGGATCTGCCCCAGTACGACCCACATCTCCAACAGTATTATTAATATCTCTTGCTGCAACAAAAAACCTTCTTGCAGTAGATGTATTTAAAATTGCATGATCAACTTCAAATAAATAACTTTCAGAATTAATTACATCTAAGTTAGATGCAGCATTAAAGTTTGTATTGTTAGTAGCACTTGATCTTATAATATAATCTTTTATTTTAGTAGCTCCTTCTGCTGGTTTTGCCCAAGATAACCTTATTTTTGAACCTTCATATGTATATGAAATATTAGGAGCAGCAGCTTTAGCAAAGGGTACAGCTAAAGATTTTTTACCGCTAAGTTTGCCAATAATATCTCTAGCTTCTACTTTAAATGTTTGCGCTGATGACCAAGTTACTGGAACAGTAAGAGTTGTTGAATTTGTAGTTGCTATAAGTGTACTTCCTTGAAATATATCATAATCTTGTATGGCAAATCTATTGCCATCAACTACTGATGCAGACCAATTTAAAACAAGATTATCATTTGAATATGCACTTGTAAAAGTTGCTGGTTGTCGAGGAATACTTATAGCTAAACTTGCGGATCTAGCTAAATTGCTTTCGTTACCGTCTTGGTCAATTGCTTTTATTGAATAAGTTTTTGTTGTATCTCCACTACTTGGTAAAGTAGGCACGACTACAGATGTTGCATTAAATTCTCCTAGTAAAGATCCAGTACCATAAGAACCTTCGTAAATCTTATATCCTCTTATATCAAGGTCAGAAAATGTTGGAAATTCTCCTTCTAATGGAGTCCATGACAAGACAATACCAAGATGCGGATCTAAAGATGCTGAAAAGTCATCCCTTACTCTTGAAGGTAATGAATTTTTACCTCTTACTTTTTTGTTATTAAGAGATAATGGTTTTTTTGATTTCTTACCAGATGCACTTATACTTTTAACTCTTATGTCATATTCGACAAAACCTATTTGTGGTTGATTTTTTTTAGTTTTAGGAACATTAATATCATCTATTGAATAGGTTGGATCTTGTAATTCAACAGTCCGCCATCCTGTATTATTTTTTCTATATCGTAATTCATATCGATTTACTCCAATAACTGGTTTCCATGCAATTAAAAGTCTTACTTTGACTTGATTTTTTTCTTTATATAATTGCTCAATTGGATAGGTAACTGGGTTAGATGGATCTGTAGTACTATCAACTGCAAAACCTGTTGGGCTTGTTGGTACTAAATCTAAATTAGTAACATCTCTATGCTCAAGAGTTTCGTTTTCTTCAACTACTGCATATTTACTTTCATTATGTAATACAGCAGTAACTGTATAAGTAAAATCATCTTCTTCTTCTACTGAAATTACTTTATAAAGTTGAGATTGAATTGCAGCATTAGTGCCAGTAGTTTCAATAACCCAAAAAGAACCAATATTAGGATCTTGATTTTGAAATTTATTTGTATAAACAGGATTTTCTTGTAATGTGTTCTCTAAAAAAGGATCATGACCATCATCATCAGTTACTTTTTTTCTAAATCTCCCTGCTACTGTTATTTTTTTTGTTGTTGTGTTTATATTAGAAATTGCTCTTTCAGATAATTGACCATCAGGCAAAATAACAGTTAATGTCCCACCTAAATTTCCTGATAGTGTTGGTAAATCTGTAATACTATCTATTGTAATACGACTATTACCGTTAACTGTTTCAACATTAGTAATTTGACCGCCTCTTCTAACTCCAGACTTTAATTTATCTTGTATCTCAATAATTTGACCTGGGGTTATTAAAGCTCCAGCAGATATTGTAGTAGTGAATGAAACAATATCAGTTTCAGTAGCAAGTGTTGTTAGTAACCATTTTGCAAGTCTTCTTGCTTGACTCCTCGAAGTTACACCAAAACTATTTATGTTTTTAACAATTGCACCGTACTTCAACATCCCTTCAGTATCAAGAACTTGCTCGTATGCTGCATCTCTTAGCTCATTATCAAAATATTTAACAACGACTACGGTAGCTCTTGTTTTAGATGCACTTCCTGAGTATGTAAAACCATCTTGAGTTACATTTGCATATGTAAACAAATAAGAAGGAGTTATACCTTCTCTATCTTGTATAAGACTAATACTGCCAGCCATATATAAAGGCATAGCTCTAAAAACAGAACATAAACTATTAACAACTTTGAAAACATCTTGTCTTGATTGTATGTTTACATTAAGGCTAAATCTTGGTTCAGTAATTGTTTCAACAACACCTGTATTTAACCTGTCTTCAAAAGATACAAGCTCTGATGAATATACAGATGCAGCATAAAAACTATAAACATCTAATTGATTTGTTTTTATAAAATCTCCACATCCGTACCTCTCAGAAGTGAGCAAATTATATAAGCACCAGGCTGGATCTGTTGTCCATTGCGCTGCTCCAAGTGTTCCGTTAAAAACGTAATTTGATGGATATATTATTCTGCCGTTGTCTGGGTCAACTGTGACACCATTTGGAATTTTTACTTTTATACCTTTTATTAAATAAGTTCTTTTTGGAACTGCATTAAATTGTTCAGCGTTAATTCTAAGTCCTACTAATGCACTGTCAGGATAGTTAAATCTTCTCCCAAATTTAACAGTTCCAGAATTATCTTTAGTTTGATTATGTTCACAAGTAAATTTTTTACGATTGATCACAGAAGCAACTAGCATTATTCTGTTTTTAGTTTGATTTGGATTAGAACTTGCATTGTAAGGAGGAACAAATTCGCATCCAATACTATCCCCAACTTCTAAGTTATGATTGTGTGCAGTTGTGATTGTTATAATTTTTCCGCTTCCACCACTTCCATCATCATGTATAAACGTACCATTGAAATTTTTTCCTTGTTCTTTAACAAGAGTTGTTGAAGATACAAAAAAACCACTTGTATGACTTATATAAGTATCAGAATTTGGTTCACCGTCATCATCATCAGCATTCATAAATGCTTGATCGTCAGCAAGATTTGTATCTCCAGCAGTGCCAGTTCTTACTACTTTAAATGCAATAGGAAAATTTGCATCTGAAAAATTACTAATATTAAATTCATATTGTTTTTGATACAAATCAGGAGTTCTACCAGTTATTTCTTGATTAATACTTCCATTAATTCCAATATCAGAAAAAGCTCCATTTGCTAATGAACGTTGAAATTTAAATGTAAATTTTGTTCCTAAAGTATCACCATTATTTTTTATTTTTTGTAATTGTGGAACACTTATTAAAAAAATAATAGAATCTACACTTTCATCGGTAATACTAAAAGTTTGTCCAGTTGCATCTACTTGAACATTACTTTGTGGATTAGGAATTACATTTGCAGCTTGAACAAACCCACCTATTACAGATTGAGTTGAAGTACCAGATCTTCTTCTAACAATTACATCATCAAAATTAAAACTACCATCAGAATTTTGCAACGGTGTATTATCTAAAAATATTGATTGCATAAATGAATCTTTTGCACCATCTATTGGATTAACAAACCCTGGTTCTACTAAACCTTGAATTTGTCCTTCACTTATCAAATCAACAATACGACCATAAGACCTACTATTTAAAGAGTCTTCATCCGTTGATGGTGTGCGTGACCCACCGCCACCGCCTTTACCACCGCTACCAGAACCAGCAATAAATTTATTAGTCATTCGTCAACCTCTACATCAACAGTATCAATTTTTGTTGATATTGGAACAGATCCAACCAAAGTTTTTCCATATACTACAGGTACTGCTGTACCAGATCTAGTTGTCTGCTGCACTCCGCTAAATGAAAATGACTTAATAGGATCTGATTCATCATCTGGAAGTTCTGGTGTTGGAGTTAATAAACCAGCAACACCGCTTAAAATTAACAACATTCCAATCTTACCAGCCAAAGCACTGATATTTATAGCACTTGCAGCAGTACTTCCGATAAACATTCCTGGAGCTACTCCAGCACCTCCAACAACATTTACTCCCAAGATACCAGTACCTCCTGTCATAAATGCAAAACCAATTAAAGCAACACCAGCTAAAATTTTTCCAATATTTCCAGAACCAGCTACAACAGGTATTATCTTTATATCTAATCCACCACTAGGAAAATCTAATAACTCTTCATCAATATTATATTTGCCCATATATACTTGATAGTTTTGAGTAGACATATGTTTGTCTAAACCAGCAAAGTTAACTCTTAAAAAACGAACTGCATCTATAGGTGTATTGACAACAGCTTCAAATTCATTATTACCGCCACAAAATTCTGCCAATTCTCCGTAGATTTTTATCTTACTTAACATAACGCAACCTCTTTCCTGTGCATTTTACAAGCCATTCACCATAAAAATCCTTTGAACTAAGTCTACCTTCAATATGATGTAATACCATCTGCTGTGGCAATAAAAATACACCAACATGATTTAATCCTGTACTATTTATAGCCATTAACAGACTATCTCCATGCTCCAGTCCCTCTTCTTCGCTCAGTTCTCTGAACCCTGTTTCTTTAAAACATTTATCAAAATATGGATGCATTCTAAAACTTTCTGAATCTATAGGTCTTTCCCAGTCTCTTAAAATAATACCTACAGATTCATAATAATCTTTTACTAAAGTCCAACAATCGTGAACTCCGAAAGAATAATGTCTACCTATTAAAGGAGCTTTATATCCTGATGGTTCAAATTCATGCCATTGACCTAATGCAACTGCATATATGTACCAAACTTTTTTTGAATTTTCACAAGCAGTTAAATCAGCAGAACTGGGAAACGGAGTTTGATATGGATGTGAATGAAAAATTCCTACAATAGTGCCAGAGTCTTCTGCTTCTGCATAATCTATAGGATCAATAATAAAATGATCATATGTATTTGCAGCTATATTTCTACATTTTTTATATCTTTTACGGCCTTTTATTACAACAACTAAACCACAAACTTCAGAAGGAAACATATCTTCTGCGTGTTTTTGTGCTTCTATCCTCCAATTACTCATGAAAAGCTCCAACACCAGGGAATTGTCTTGGTAGCACTTGTCTTTTTGGAATTTTTACATTAGGTAAATCCCAAATTGCACTTAATTCAAATTCAACCATTTGACGATTTTCTGTGGATTTACGACTAATTATATAAATCTGATCTCTACTAGTTGCATTTGTATTAGCAGTTGTTTCTCCATCTAAAAACATGGCTAGAGTTTGTATCCTAGTGACCTTTGCATTTAATAAATCATTGCCTGGTGTTACTTGATTAACTTCTATAAGAATAGATGAAACAGTTGACAATAGATTACTTACACGAAGTATAGGTCTAGGTATACCATCATTTTGACCAGCTTTCTGATCAAATCCTTCTGCTTGAATTGGCATAGGAGTATAATTTTGGCCTCTAAAACGCACAAGTCCTACAGCATTAGCTTTCATGCCAGAATGCCAATAATATTTTGTAGTTACATTAGATGGATTACCAGTCTCATAATGTGTTCCTTCTACAAGTTCTAATTGAAATAATTCAATAACTGCACTTGGATCTGGTTTTTGTAATTCAGTTATATAAGAAGATGTCATGCCTCAAACACCTCTACAAATTCAAGTTGAATATCATTTAAATTAAAAGCAGTTATTGTAACTTGTGGATTTTCGCAAGTCCATTTCCCAGCAGAACCATAAGGAGGAGTCCAATCAAAGGATGATGCTCCATTGTTACCTTTTAAGGGATCTGATAAAAAATTTAAAATATTTGTTGTGGTTGTATTATCACGATTATTAAAACTTAGAGAATATATTCTTCTAGATGGATTAATTCCTCTTTGAATGCGTTGCTCATATCCATCCCCCAGTTCTGTTCGTAAAATATTATTTTGAATAGATAATGTTGGGGAATAACTTGGTGATACGTCAGAACCAACACTAGATGAATCAAATGTAGCCATTATGTATAAAGAATACCTCCAGGTCGTTTTTGTTTGATAAGTTCTGCTTCTATAGCAGCACCAATCATTTTACCTAGTTGTGTTGCTTTCATATTACTGCCTTGAGCAGATGTGCCATTAGCATTTACAGAAACGTTAACAACATTACCACCTCCTCCAGAGGCTTCAACCCCTAGCCGTCCTTGTCGTGTACGTTTGAGCGGCATGACCGCTTCTGGCCCAGCCTCGCCCATTAAGCCCATTCCGTCTCGCATGGGAAATAGGGTGGGCTTGTTCACGATGCCCCCATAAGCGAAAGGTACAACTTTATTCTTAGCAAATACATTTCCTTTAGCACTTTCAAGCAACTCACCACCACTAACAACTCCACCATCAGCAAGATTTGGAAATATAAAACTAAATAAAGGCTTGGTAATTGCTGCTCTAACAAACATTCTTGTTAAATCAGATATTATAGAATTTGCTAAATCACGAAAATTTAATTTTCCTGTCATAACAAAACTTACAAGTGCATCTTCCATTTTTCTAAATCCATTAACAACGATATTTTCCATAGCTGTACCAACATTTTCTAATTCTTCTTTAAAACTCTTAAGAACTCCAGCTTTTCCAAATTTTGTACCATCGATAGCTTCTTTATTTGCTTGCTTAAGTAACTCAATTAAATCTTTGATCTTGACCTTATTATCTTCTGTTACTAATCCATGCAATTTTAAAATATCTTTATGATCTCTTGCTATAATTTTCGCTCTATTTTCAAGATCTAATTGTTCTTTTCTTTCGTCTGTTATAAGCCCAAGTTCATGCAAAACTGACTCATTAACTGTTTTTTGTTGCATTTTTAACTTAAATAAATCACTTTCATATTTAAGATTTAATTGATTTGCTTGATTCTCTTTATCTTGTTTATCTGCTTCACTAAGTTGTTTATCTTTACCAGTACCTTTCATCTTCTTATCAAATCTTATATTTAATTTTTCTAAATCTATTTTTAATTTTTTCTCTAACTGTAATTCTTTATTTTTATCTCTCATTGCTTGAATTAAACCAGTTTCTAAATCTAATAGCTTTTGTGTTTTGGTGTTAGCACCCACCGCAGGGGCAAATACATTTTTCTCTCCAAGAATGCCTAATGTATTTTTAATTCCACTTATTTTTCCTTGTTCTGCTTGTATTTCATCTAAAATTTCTTTTCGCAATGTTGCTTTGCTTTTAAAAACAGTTTTACCATCAGCATCCATTTGATATTCACCACCCAAAATATTTTCAAATTTAGTTCTTAGTCTTTTTATATTTTCTTCTGATGATTTTAAATCTAGTTTTAATTCAACTTTTGATTTTGTACTCAAATCACCGAAGCCTTTATTTGCATCATCTAAAATACCTTTTTGTTTCGCCTTGTAATCATCTATTAACTTAATCGCAGCAACAATACTTGCTGCTAAAATCACATATTTATTTTTAAGCACTGCAAGATTAAATC